ACACGGCATAGCTTGGGGAGAATACAATGATCGAAACTGCATCGTGAATGTTCTTTCGCCTACGGCTGATGGCGAGTGGAGATTCCCGGTATGAAGTCTAAAAATAGTTGGGGAGACAAAAAGTTTGCGGGTGAGTGGGGTAAAGCTCTTGAAAATTATATTCATCGGAAAGCAGACGTTGTGCCGAAAGGCTTCTTAACTGCACCCGAAGCGTTAAAGAAAATGGGACTGCATGGATCGAGTAGCGGTCAGCGAACTGCACTCCTTGGCGAGATGGTGGAAGCAGGTGCGCTAATCAAAAAAGAATTTCGAATCATTGACGCTACCGGGCGGCGCATCTCTTCAATCGCTCATTACGCCATAGCTAAATAACCTAGTATTAGGCACTTACAACTATTTACAAAAATCTTCATTTTGGGGCTTTACAAAAGGTTAAACTTAGGTTAAAGTCAAAACATGATGAACCAAGAAATAACAACCGAACAAGCCCCGGTTCAAGAGGGCGAAAGCATTTTCAAAATTGAGGTGTATGAGAAAACCTATTACACCTTGGAGGTTTCTGCTTCTTCCATCCAAGCCGCCAAAAAACTTGTTCGAGGAATTAGTGAGGGCAAGGCATGTATTTCCGATTTTCAGCCCAACTCTAATGGGGGTTCAACACCTTCTTGTTTTGGAAATGTCGTGATTCAGTCTATTGAGAAAATCAGCTAACCTAACCAAGAAAGGAACCAGACCATGCTAATCATCCTCATCACCATAGTCCTCGGAAACCTTGGAGCGTTTATTCTGCTAGGAGAGCGTAAATGAAAAGCCATGTTGCGTGGGCTTATAGAAAGGGGAAATGGGTAACTAAACTTTATGGTGTTTTGTATTGGGTAAAAGCATACAAGAAAGACTTGTGGCACATATCCGATAGCCTTGTGAATGCAATCAGAAATAGGGATACATACCCGATTGCGTATCGGGAATGGACTTATTGCAAAAACTTTAAGAATGGAGCAAGTAAATGAACCGCCTACTTTTAGCCTACATCATCGGCCTTATCATTGGGGCTGGTGCTTTTTATCTTGCCCTGCAACTGATACTCCAATAGAACAACTCTCGTGATATCCTTTCCCCTCCCCGCAAGACCCCAAGGATGCACCGCCCCGGCGTGGGATGCAAGTTACGCCGATCACGCCATCGAGCCAAAATTCAACGGCTGGCGAATGGTGGTTGACCAGCAAGAGCGCAAGGTGTTTAACCGCCACGGAGAGCGAGCAAAGTATGAGGCAGACATTCTAAAGACGCTTGGCCGCACTAATATTCCCTCCCGCTTTCTTGACTGCGAATGGATGGGCAACCGCACCAAGGCCGGGCAGAACACGCTTATCCTAATTGATGTGATGGAGCCGTTGCCCTACGCCGACAGGCGCAAGGTTTTCTCAAAGATTAAACCAGCATCCTTTGAGCTTCCCGACAATGCCTTATTACGGATGCCTACTTTCAAACACGAAAAGCTCAAGGCAATTTGGCAAGAGATGGAGTTTCAAAACCGCAAAGCTGGCGAGACGATCTTTGAGGGCTTTGTTATGAAAAAGGATGAGTGTTACCCTAGCCAGACCGACCCCCATTCTTACTGCGGTGCATGGCACAAGATGAGGATTCGGGAATGATTACCTTTGCCGTCATCTTCGGGGTGCTTGTGATTTGCTTTGGCTTGAAGCACCTTATTAAAACTTTAGACCAAGCCAACTATGAGAGGCGTAGATTTCATCTTATGGTAGCAGAGGAATTAAAAAGGCTGGACGATCTTTATAAGGAAAAGGAATCATGGGGAGAGTTGCAGTATAAAGAAAAGAAATGGTGGGGTAGAAATTGAAACCCGCAACTAAATTCGAAATTCTTTGGTGCTCCCTTGGCGGGTGCTTGCTTATTAAGGAATACCAGTTTGCGCCTAACAGAAAGTTCCGAATGGATTATTACGGAGAGTCAAATGGTATTAAGTTTTGCGTAGAGCTTGAGGGTGGAGTGTTCATTCGTGGGCGGCATCTTCGCCCCGGAGGATTCCTTCGTGATATGGAAAAATATAACCTAGCCGCCCAACATGGCATCTTTGTTTTCCGTGTACCCAGCCACAACATCTCGGCTGAATGGCTTACCCCGATAATCAAATCAATCAAGAAAGGAACCAATAAATGAACACCAGAAGTTGCTTGTGTTGCGTGCCGATGACGAATGCAGAGCGTGAAGAAATGGAAAGGGAGTGGGCAAAAGAACACCCCAAGGTAAAGGATGTGAGCATAAGCGACCATGAGCACGACCTACAACACGACATGAGTTCGCTAAATGTTCCAGCCCCCATGAGCAGGGAAGATCGGCAAGGCTACGGAGATTTTAGTTAAATAACCAAAGGAGAACCAACAATGAACGAGAACCAACTAGCAGTAACCAATAATGGAGTGGCAAACCAAATCAGACAGGCTACGGATGTGGCCGGGGCTTGCCGCGAGATCGTAATGAAAACCGCACAGCAGATCGGAAGAGGCGATAAGAAATATGTGCGTGTCGAGGGCTGGCAGTCCATCGCAGTAGCGCACGGATGCGTTGCTTCGGCTAGGGATGTCGAGCGTGTTGAGGATGGATACCGATGTATTGGGGAGGTCAAGAGAATGGACAACGGCCAAGTAATTTCTCAGGCCGAGGGATTCTTAGGCGATGATGAGGAAATGTGGAGCAAGCGTCCAGTCTATGCTCGCAGGGCTATGGTTCAGACCAGAGCAATAAGCCGAGCGTGTCGATCAGCATTCGCCCACGTTGTAGTATTAATTGACTCTGGGTTAAGCACAACCCCGGCAGAGGAAGTTCCGCACGGAGGTTTTGAAGATATAAATACTGACAAATATGAGTCTCCCGCTAAAGAGGCGGTCAAGATTGTGGCCGAGGTTACGAACGAAAAGACAACCGAAGAGCGAGACATCGTGCTGAAATTTGGCAAGTGGAAAGGCGTATCAGTTCGCCAGATTGCTAGAAGCGAGGATGGCTTGAATTACTTAGAATGGTTGGCGAAACAACCTTTGAAAGAAGCCGCCGATGGCAAGCCATACAAAAACGACATTGTCCGTAATGAGATCATCGCCGAAGTGCTCATGGCGGCAGAAGGAAAGGAGGTGAAAGGTGAAGGAGACGACATCCCATTCTGATCTAATCAAATCATTCAGCGATCAAATACCGAGCATCCTTCGTGAGAACTTTCGCAAAGTTGCACAGTCTGAAAGAGATCGTGTTGCAGAACTTGTGCAAACTTTGGCAGACGGCTCCGAGGATGCCATTCAGAAAAACATATTGGAGGAAGTGGCTACGGCGATTCGGAGGTTGCCAGATGTCTATTGATGTGGATGTGCCAGTTGTGCGCTGGTCAATGCTGGAATGGAGATGCAAGCGGGACAAACCAAAGGAGAATGCTAAAGTGCTAATTGATACTGGAAGCGATGTGGTTGGAGGTAGGTATCTGTCTGGCAACTTCTATTCGAACGGATGGCAAGTTTGTACCGAACTAACCCAATGGGCCGAGTGGCCGAAGGCTCCTCGACTATGAGCGTCAAGAGATTAAAACTTGTCGATGAGTTCCACGGCTATATCCGGGGAAGGCTCAAGGAGTTGTTTAATGAGTTCAGCCATGCCCAGCATCAGAACTATAAAGACATCATAACCCAGCTAGAGTTCAGCCATCGAGTAACTAAAGAGCTATTGGCACGAGCCAAGAAATACCAGAAGCGGGACAACGAGGCCAAAAAGTGAAGTTGCTTTGGATCAAATGGTTCCCCTCGGATTGGCTATCCGATGAGTCTTTGCGTGGATGTTCAATCGAGGCTCGCGGCCTTTGGGTGGATATGCTTTCCCTTATGGCAAAGTCAGAAAGGGAGGGTTATTTGCTTGCTGGGAAATCTGCCATGAATGCTAATCAACTATCCAGAATTGCCGGAATATCCTTCGACAAGTGCGAGGAATTGCTGGCCGAGTTGGGCATGAATGGCGTGTATTCAGTCGATGACGGAACCATATTTAGCCGCCGAATGGTCAAGGATCACGGATTGCGCAAGTCTAGCAGGGATAGGATTTTGCGTTGGCGTAACGCAAATGTAACGCAAAAGAAACAGGAATGTAACGCGAATGTAACGCCTCAGAGGTTAGAGGTTAGAGGTCAGAGGTTAGAAGAGAGAGAGAGGCCGCTACCGCGTCCCACTCGCGCAGATTGGTTGGCTTATGCTACGGAAATCAAATGGAACCAGAGGGATGCGGAATCGGCTTTTGATTATTATGAAAGCAACGGATGGAAGGTTGGAGGCCGTGCCCCGGTCAAGGATTGGAAGGCTTGCGCTAGAAATTGTCAGCGAAGGAACCAAACAACCAACACTAAAGGAAACCAGCCAATGAAACCAGCACCACGAAGCCAATGCGAATCACTCCCCACCTATAAGGTGATGGGATTTGCTACTAGAGACGAATGGGTGAAAGCAGGTTGCCCATGAGTCTTTATCAGGCATTCAACCGAGACAAGGAGCAGGGCGGTAGCACTTTCCGCCTGTTAAAACCATCGTATGAATCAATCGCGCAACAGGCTATCGAGCATGAAATGGCAATTAGTTTTCCAAAAAAACTTTTAGCCTTAGAAGAGCGCATAAATAGGCTAGAAATCAGCCTTTCATTAATGAGGGAGGCCAAAAGAAGCGACACAACGCAAAGCCAAATAACTCAAATAGGCACTAGGATAGCCCAAATTGAGGCGCAAATAGGGCTAGAAAGCGTTCAGATTGATAACAAGAGGCATATACCAAACCTTGTAGTCCCGCACGAATTAAGGGTTTTAAAGGGAAAAGCTGGCAAAATAAAGAACCGGGCGCATGAAATAGTGCAGAAAAGATGGAATCTTTGGAAGGCACAATATGAGTCCGGGGCAATTATGAAAACAATCGCTAGGGCTTGGAACTGCGATCATACGTCAATAGCCTATGCCAAGAAAAAGGGATGGATTGCAGGTCACGGAGTGCCAGAGGTGCAATACAAAAAAAGGAGAAAAAAGAAATGAGCTATCACTTTGCCAATCAAATGACGATGGACTTTGTGGAGCCGCGCCAAACACATCACCCGGTAAGAGCAATAGGCAATAAGCAAAACGCCAAGATACTTGCCCACCTAAACGAAGGCCGATCCATAACATCGCTAGAGGCTCTAAACCTTTATGGCTGTTTTAGATTGGCCTCTCGCATTCACGATCTACGCAAGGCCGGGGTTGATGTGAAAGTGGGTGAGCATACCACAGAGGGAGGAAAGAAAGTTGCTCGTTACTACTTGTGAATAAAGAAACCGCCCACTTGACGAAAGAGAGCTTAAAGCTAGGCACAAATAAAGATGAAAAGCCAACCCACCTTGACTTGTTCAGCGGTATCGGAGGATTTGCTCTTGCCGCTGGATGGGCTGGATTTGAAACCGTTGGATTCTGTGACAACGAACCCTACGCCCAAGCCGTTCTCAAAAAGCATTGGCCTGATGTCCCAATCCACGGAGACATCAAGGCACTCGATGGTACGGCATATCGAGGAGTCACTCTTCTTACGGGGGGATTTCCCTGCCAGCCATTCAGTAACGCCGGGAAGCGGAGAGGCAAGGACGATGACCGCTATCTCTGGCCGCAAATGCTCCGAATCATACAAGAGGCAAAGCCAGCTTGGGTCGTTGGTGAGAATGTTGTTGGAATCATCGGCTTGGCACTCGACCAAGTGTGTTCTGACTTGGAAGCAGAAGGTTACGAAGTCGAGCCGATCATTATTCCAGCTTGCGGTGTCGATGCCCCGCACAGAAGAAACAGGGTATGGATTATGGCAAACGCCCAGCGTGGAAGATGCCAAGAGAACCGGGAGCAAGGAGGGGTGGCTGAAATACAAAAACAATCGGCAGACAAGTCAATGCAGACTTCGGAACATGGCGCAAATGTGGCCGACCCCCGCCGCAAGGGACAAAGCTGGGATCAGCGGATCGGGGAGACAGGAACGAAAGGGGTATCCGGCAGACACCCTTCCGAATGCGGTTCATTTAGCCGAGGGTCGGATGTGGCCGACTCCAAGACAGTTCATGCACAAGGACTCCAAGAAGGACAGGGGGAAAGGGAATCTGGGAGAGGTTGTCGGTGGCTCCCTGAACCCGGATTGGGTCGAGTGGCTAATGGGATACCCAATCGGACACACCGACTTAAAGGATTGGGTAATGCCATCGTGCCACAGGTCGCATACCAAATCATCAAAGGCATAAGGGATTTATTGTGATTAGCTCCGCCGAGGTAAAGGCCCACGCCATTCTTCAGTCACTCCTATTTGAGTGCGATAGGCGGAAGCTCTATGCCACGAATCGATCACAGGAAAAGATCGAGCTAATCCGGGCGGCGGTGGCCGAACTTCTAAAGAATGGAATCCCAACGGCTGTCATCGCTAAGACGCTCAAGATTTGCCAAGGCTCAGTTCAGTATCACGCCAGAAAACTAGAATCAAAGGGCAAGATAAAACGGTGCGGTATGTTCTGGGGTGCTGTGTTGGCCTTGCTTATGGGCATAAACGCACAAGCCAGCACGATCTATGTTGGCAAAAACCTAGACCGCAAGACCCCAAAGAAAGTGATGATGTGCCGAATCACGGCCTATTGGCAGAATGAGGATGGCTGGACAAGAAGCCTTAAAAGCTCGACAGGCAAGCGGTTGGTTAGTGGGAAATCGTGTGCGGTTGACCCAAGGATTATCCCCTACGGCTCCAATGTTATTGTAGAGGGCAAGCGATATGTGGCGCATGATACCGGGACAGCAGTTATCGCTCGCAAGGCAAGCAAGGGCGCACCAGTTGTCGATGTGTTCTATAAGACCGAACGGCAAGCCCAGCGGGAAATGAACCGGGTGGGACGATACGCAAGGGTGGCAATCGAATGAACCACCCACAAGGCCAAGACCCAGCCGACTCAATGCTCGCCAGCTATACGCCAGATATGGCAGACGCTATCGACACGCTTGAAGATGAGATGCGGGAGAGATTGGCAAAGCTGGGGGACATGAATAAAACGGTGAACCTAGATCGGCTCGCAAAGGAAATGGCATCAATCATAGAGGCCAAGATTAAGACCGAGGGCAACACGCCTACCATTAAGCACAAGCGGGACGACACCCTAGATGAAGCCATCCTAGCCGTAGTCGAGAACCGATCCCCGGAAAGCCTAACCAGCATAGCGAAGAAATACATTAACCCCTGCACCGGGAAGCCATACACACGAGCCGCCTTATGCGCTCGCCTATCCGAGTTCCGCAAAAGGACAGGTCTATTTTTTAGGGTGCAACGGAGCGATAGGGTGAAGGAGATTTACCGGGAACGAGCCAAGCGAGTCCATGAGCGTAGGCGCAAGGAATGTCCAAAGTGGAACGTGGACGCATGGAACAAGGGGTTAAAAAAGCGATGCAAGTAGGCTCCAAGGTCGTGTGCGTTGATGACCAGTTCCCCAAGGAACTCAGCCAGTTCTACTGGCGTTTCCCCATTGAAGGCCCGATCTACACCATCAGGGACATGGGTGTTGGCGTATCAATAAACGGTGAACCAGGAGAGGTTTATGTGCTTTTGGAGGGCATCGAGAACCCACGATCTACACAAGTGCCTTACCCAGAACGAGGCTTTAATGCAGAGCGATTTAGAGAGATTGAACCACCAGCAACGGACGAGGTTGAGGCCGAAGCCCCAGCCTATGCCAATGCCTAACCAAAGGAAATCCTATGAGCAACAACGAGAAGCAGGTCGGAATCGAACTAAAGAAAACGGTGAGCAAATTGGAAGAGGCCAAGGAACAGGCTATTAAAAACATGGGGGGGGCTATCAGCCTAGCGGCAGACGCTGGCGACATTATCCTTTCAGCAAGGGAAGAGGGGCTAGACCTAGACCTTGTGTTGGAGGTCGCTGGTATCAATGGGGAACAAGCACGCCGCTTAGAAAGGGTGGCCAAAAATAGACCCGCCCTAAATGCCCCTAATAGTACGCAACTTAAGCAACTGGCACTATGGGCAGGGGTGCTACCCGACCCCATAGAGACCTCGATCCCCAAGGCCGAGAAGCTCTGGCACGATTACATCGTTAAAGCTCGCCAATGGATCGCTAGTAAAAGCGTAAAAACATGGAGCGACACACAACGCCTAGAGTTCATCGAAGAGGCCAAGCCAATCGTTGAGGCATACAAGGAAGCTGGTGGTGAATGACAATGCCACACAATCGCTTGAGGTTCGCCGCAATCAAGCGAGCGACCGGGGGGCGGCATCAAGAAGGCTTCCGCGCGCAAAACCCTCTAGAAACAGGTTCCGAG